CTTTAGCATCTTCTTGAATATCTTGCTCTGTATACAGTATACTTAAAAGCGGGTGATATAAAGATAATATTTTTTGAAGTGCTTGATTTTCTTTAGTAACTAATAAACTTCCTTCTTTAAATCTAATATGGCCAAGCGTAGCTTCGCCAGCTTGTTCGTCTTTAAATGGAGAGTTTTGATTAGTTGCATATCTAACTTCTCTTTGTTCGTTTTTTTCAGCGTCATACCACAATAGTGGATGCCTTGCTGTATGTTTTGAAGGTATTTTTAATGTTAAAGGATTATGAGGTCCTTTTAAAAAATAAGTTCTGTCTTTTATTTCCCAAGACGAATCTTGAATTGTTTGTTTTTTAGCCATAATATAATATAATTTGATATTTAATAAGAGTAGAAGTTACCCTCGTCAGTTCAACGAGGGTAAATCTACTAGAGTAATTACACTCCTTTGAATAATACAAAGTTGTTAGCAGCTTGCACTACTAAACATCTTTCAGATAAGAAGTTAACTTCCATTGCATCAAGAGTACTTGTGAAAGCACCACCTGCTGATCCAGTTAACCAAGACTTCATACGACGATCTTCTGTTTGAGAAGCTCTGTATCGCACGTGTAAAAATGGTCTACGGATGTTAGTTCCTAAAATTTGATCGTATACTGTAGAAGTTCCAGCTGGCACTAAGATACCTTCGATAGAAGATGGTCCCGTTTGCGCGCCACGAGTAGAAGCGTCATTTAAGTATTTCCAGTCAGTTTTATAGAAGTCATAAGATCCTCTGCGGAAACCACTAAATCCAAGATTTAATGCCATTTCTTCAGAATTTTCAAATAATCCATAAGCAGTACCACCTTGAGATCCTTGAGATACAGCACTTAGCATGTTATCAAATTCTAGTGAAGTTGAACGTTGTAAAAACAACATGTTTTCTTCAATAGCTCCTTGAGTATCTAAGTTTTTCAAAATCTCATCAAAGTCATCAATTCCGCTTGCGCCACTAAATCCAACTTCAACATTACCTCTAGACTGTACAGCAGCAAATAAACCTTGAGTACCTTTAAACGTAGCTGCTAAAGCTGCTGATCCTGCCGCTGCAAGCTCACCTTCAATAACACTCATTTCTAAGTAATCTTCAAAACGTAAGCGAGTTTCAGATTCAGCTTTTAAATACCATAAGTATCCAGAAGTACCATCTTCAGTAGCAACTTCTACCCAACCGATCTGAGCCATGTCAGAACCATTGATAGTATAAGTATTACGAATGATGATAGGTGAATTAGAAAACTGAGTAAATGAAGGATCAATACTGATGTTAGTAGTTCCAACAGCTGGATTAACACCACCTGCTACAGAATTAGTTGTTTGAGATCCTTTATTAAATTCAGAACCGTATACAAAAATCTTAACGATAGCACCTAAACCAGCTGTGTTTGCAGCAGTATAAGGAGCAACTGTTAATTGACCAGCAGTAGCGGCTCCAGGAGCAGCTAAGCTACTAGCTGTAACGATACATTTTAATTCTTGACCAGCTCCATCCATAGCAACTATAGTTTGCCCTGGAGATACTACGTTAGTAATAGCCGGAAGACCAGCTGCAGCTACACGAACAGGAATAACAAGTACGTTAGCGCCTGCATTACCTACATTATCATAAGAGATATGTAGTCTGTTTTGTTCTGACCAAATAACTTGATCTGATGTCATTGGCATTTCAGCTCCAACCATACGTAAGAATCCAGAAAGAGTTCTATTTCCGTAACGTTCTACTTCTTGTTCGTAGATCTCAGGTAGATACTGTTGTGCGAAATCATTGGCGTTAGCGCCGCCTGTGTTAAATGCTAAATAGTTTGTCGCTAACAGTTGTTGTTGTTGCGATGGTACTATCGAACCGAATTGTGGACTTAAAGCCATAATAGTTTAATTTTAATTGTTAAATTTTCTTGTTTTAATCTTAAGCTTTGAAGAATCAAGACCGCTAATTGCTTTCACTTTCAATCCATTAACAAATACATTACCATCTTGCGTTTTGCGAGGCTCTGTACTTATGTTTTTAGATTTAGCTAGTTGACTTTTAATCGCGTCAGTTTTACCTTGTTCATAAAAGTGCTGCGCTATAGTGTCAGCGTTTCGCGCTGCGTATAAAGCTTTGTGATAACCTTTCGTATCAACAACTTCTCCCTTGTCATTTAAGAACGTCTTAATGAATGTAGAAATGTCTTTTTGACTATCTCCAACCTTAACTGGATCCTTGATACCATATCTAAACTTTTTCTCTCCAACTTTAAAATCAAAACCTTTGAAATTGCTGTTAAGAAGTTCGTCTGTTTGGCCGTGGAACTTGTTTTGGTTAACTTTACTGAGCTCTTGCTCTTCGTTGTATCGGTTGAAAAAATCTGTAGCTTTTTGCTGCTCTTGATTTACTCCAGGTCTCAACTTGATCTCTGCATAGTATTCATCTTTAAGCGAACTCAAATAGCTTTTAGCTTTTGCAACTTCTTCTTTATATGCGAGTTTCTTTTTACGGATATCTCGCGCTTCATCTAAATCCTCATCAAAATTAAAATTATCTTCAATTACGAAGTCAATTTCTTCTGAATCTAAATGTGGTTTAGCTTGTTTATAGTATTCTTTTAATAATGCTTCTCCATCTACATTACTGTAGTCTGCGTTTAATCTTGCATAGTCATCTATAGTACCACCTGTCTCTTTCATGAAAGAAACTAATTTTTCTAGATTTTCTGGAACATCTTGTGTTTCAGCTTGCGGTAATACTTCTTTTTGTTCCTGTGAGGTAGTGGCGTTTTCAGTGCCTCCAACCATTGTGATCTCTTCAGAACTATTGTCTTCATCTTCTATTAATTCTAAAGGTGATTCTACTTCTTCATTTTTGATTTCAATCTTAGTAATCTCGCCGGACTGCTGTACTTGTTCTCCCACTTTAGGTATATCTCCGGTTTGTTTATCATCAACCACTGCTTCTGTTTCTCCGATCGGAATGGCATCTTCTGTTGGTTTTTTAGTTAAATCTACTTTGGTGATTTCTGGAACAGTATCCATGTCTTTGTACTTAGGCATGTGATGCTTAACTTTAAATTCACCTTCTTGTTTTACTTGTTCTGACATAATATAATATAATAAAATTAATAATTCACTATCTTGGCGTAAACTGCTCTAGTCCAAATCCATCTAGATTATCATTACCTGCTGATTCAAAATTCTTAGGTAATAAATCGTTTTGTCTTTGATCTATCAGTTCGCTTTGTTGTGTACCTTGCATTTGTAGTCTTTGATCTTTTCGATCTTCTATTTGTGCTTCTTTTTGTGTATCCGCTTTGGCTCTCATTTCAGCTAACTTAATTTGATACGAAAACTCTTCAGCCATTAAACCTCTTTTTATTTGAGCCTCTTGCTCCATTCGTTCAATTTCAAATTGTGATTTAGCTTGTTCTATTTGAACTGTTGTTTGAGCTAATGCTTGTTGTTTCTGTACCTCTGCAGCTGCTGCTTTTTCTGCAGACTCACTATTAGCTTGAGCTTGTGCTTGAATGTTTTCCATTTGAGCAGCTCTTTCAGCAGCTTCATTTTCAGCTTGTCTAAACTTAAGCAATGTATTAGCTAGCTTTATATTCTGTATATTTCTTATATCTATAGCGTCAGCTAGTTTTATACTTCCAGCTTGTAGTGCTATTTGTATACTTTTTTCTAATTGAGCTTTATCTTCTTCATCTGGCTCTAAATCTAAAAATATTCCAAAGTCATGTAAAGACAATGAGTCTATTTCTTGAAGAGTAGCGACATTGAAAGCATTTATACTGTTTAATAAAGAAGCTTTAGTTAAAGGAAACTGAAGCATATCACTAACTCTTAAACTAACGTTTTCACAAGAGCGGATAGTTAAATACATTAAAGACTGTAGTATGTGTCTTGTAGCTGTGTTAGAGTTAGCTGCTGCTAGTTTTTGTAAACCAACTAACGCGTTTTTATCTGGAGAACTACCATCTCTAGCTTCATTAAGCCCGGTTACATCACGAATCATTTGTAAGTAATATTGATACGTTTGTATCATGGCTTGTATCTTAGATATACCTGAAGAACTTTGAAGTTCTTGAATAGGTATTTTACCTCTATTCATTTCGCCATCTTGAGTGAGCGATCTACCTACTATTGTACCTGTTTGGAAGTACATGTTTAATGCTTCTGCTGCGTTATAGTTTGTTCCGTTACCTAAATCAACTTCAGCTAAACCATCAACGTCTACATATACTCCATCTGGAACTAGTCTAGCTAGCACTTGCTGTAGTTTAAGATGCGTTAATTGAATCATATCAGCAAAACCAGTTGTTCTACTTACTATAGACTCTATACGTCCTTGATACATTCTAGGAGCAGATATAACATAATTCATGTTAACCTTTGTAGTATCGCCGTAAGGTCGTGTCATGTTTTCAGACAATTCCCATTTAAGTATACTATCACCCATACCTAGTATTTTTGCTCCTGTGTATAAAACCTCTATAGATCTTGAAGCTCTTTCAAAGTTATCACTAGGTGGTGGATTAAAAGTATCTTGCTTTTCTAAGATTTTTTCTAGTCCTTGCTCTGTTTGTTTTATTTTAAATACTTGATCTTGATATGTCTTGTATTCAAAGAATAATACTTGATGTTGATTAACATCACTATTAACCTGCCAATCGCTTTGAGCATAGTTTTGGCGGCCTGGATATTTCTGTATTCTTTCTAGCTCTTCATCTGTTAAGTCTGGAAACAATTTTTTTATTTCTGGAAGAGTTATACTCTTTATTTCTCCAACATAGTATATGTCTTCAAAATTAGGATCATCTGTAGCTGAATAAACTAGATTAGCTGGATTCACATAGTCTATAGTAATTCCTTCAGCTAAATTAAAACTAGTCTTAACAGCTGATATACCTAAAACTGTTAAATCATAAGCTAATCTTTTTTTAGTTTCGTCAAATTTATTTGAATCAAGAACATTGTTTATAACTTCTTCTTCAGCTATCTCAATGCTCTGCTTATAATTTAGTTGCATGTATAGATCTAACTCATCTTGGTCTTTAGGAAGATTATCGGGATCTGTTGAGGCAAAGAAATTTTGACCTGTTGCTTGAGATAGTTTTTCTATCGCTGCTTTGTTTTTAATGTCACGCATGGCATTAGAAGCAAAATCAGTACGTTGTTTTAACGCAAATGGATCAGAGGCAAATGAATTTAATTCATATCCCTTTTCAGTCATACCATTAACTACGATATCTACAAACTTAGATAGCACAGGTATTGGTTTCCAGTCTAAATTTAAATAAGACAAATCACCATTATTTGACAATTCGTCCTTATATTTCTGCACAGGTTGTTCACCTCTAGCGTATAATCTTAGTCTATTAAAGTTCTGGAAATTATAGGAAAACCTATTCTGTCCACTGTTATTTCTAAACCACTCTTGTTCAATAGCGTTTCCAACAGCTAAACCATATTCAAATGATTTCTTTTCTTCTTCAGGTACCACCTGATCTGGAAAGATGCTATTATTATTAGTATAGACCATTTATTATATTATTTTTGAATTTTCACCTGTATTATTATATTTTCTAAAACCTAAAGACACTTTTGATATAACTCTTTGTGCTACAGGCGTATATCTATTTTTATTGCAAGCCATTATAGCTAAACCTGAGCTTATAGAAGCATCATGTTTTGTTCTGTTGTTTATATTGAACTTTTCCCAGTCTTCTAATGTTCTTTGAAAATACATGTTACCATAACCTTGATCTTGTACGCCTATATGGTGTTCTATATAATCTTCTATTGCAGCAGCGTGAGCTTGTTTTATATCCTCACTTGAGTTAGGTATTCCACCTATTTCTCTTTCGGTAACAGATAATTTATGCATGACCTTGTCTGGTCTATTCATAGAGTAACCTCTGTAACCTCTTCTTTTTATATAATACAAAAGTCTAGGTTTATTATTCTCTGCTAATATTGGCATACCATAAAAAACCAAAGCCATTAAAACGTCTTCAAAAAACATTTCAGCAGTTTGTGGTCTAGCTATGTATTCTAAAAAGAATAAATTAGGAGGAACGTCTTCCATTGAAAACTTAGTTAAACCATGTAAAGCACCGTTGGATCCTCTACCATCTACCGTTCCTGATATGTCATAACTATCACAGCCAAATGCGCCACAATGATCATTACCTGGATATTTTGTATTGTTTTTTAATATATACTTATTCTGCAAATTACTTGGAGGAACCCAACTAACGAAAAATCTACCATTTTTACTTGGTAAAAACATCACCCTAGTATCTTTAATCCCACCTTCCCATTGAAAATTACCCTGCGTAACAACATTAGTGTTACGAAGATCTTCATTATAGTCTATTTGCTCGTATATTTTAGTTAAATTAAACAAAGCTTGCTTAGCTTCATCTCTAAAAGCATGCTTAGTTGTTCTTGGAAATTGTCTATAGTATTCATTTAAACCGTCTTGATCTGTTTTCAAACCATCAACTTCATTCTCCCAATGCGATATAACACCTATATCTATGTCTTCTCCATCAATACCTTTAATTGGTTTTTTCGGAGTGTCGAATACAGGAAATCCATGAGTATCAATGTATCCTTCGTAGTTCCATTCCATAGGTATGAACAAACTATATAGTCCTGAACTAGTCTGTCCATTGCGGTTTCTTTCGGTGACGTCCGAAGCTTCGTATAGTTTCTTAAAATTTGCTCCACCTTTATCTAATGCGTTTGAGGTAGAACCCATCATACATTTTCCTACTATTTTTCTACCTAATCTTAAAGTTGTTTTCGTGACCCTCCAGTTGTTGAGGATGTTGTCCGGTCTCTCCCATTTACCCGATTCATCGTGGACGAGGAGCTTGAGTTTCTCTCCGTCGTACGAGTTGTCACCGGTATTCTTCCAGTCGATCGTGGTGTCGAGACCGTCTTGTATCTCCTCGCTGGCCTCTTTAATCGAGTTTCTCGTGAGCCGCTTAGACGGTACTTTGTAGGATAACTCCGTCTTTGGTCTTTCCATACCGTCTTGTACGGGCTTGAAAAAGAACGGGTAGTTAAGTGATATGGGTACAACCTTGTCCGTAAACATCTTCTTAGCATCAGCTCCCGATTTAGAGAGTATCCCAAACCTAGCATCTCTTGATATTGTAGCGAGGTTAACAGTGTCTGCGGATGCCATGAATGAGAATCCAGAACGCCTGTTCTTAAGATAGCACATTCCGTAACTACGATTGTCTGCCTTGCAAGCCTCCCAGAATATATAGAATAATCTGTTTGACTCCCTAAAGTCTGCTGACCCCACATCAATTTTAGTCCACTGCAAGTACATGTACTGAGTACCAGTAATATAAGTAGGAATACCTTTGTTGTAGTACCAATAACCTTCTTCACGTTTGATAAATTCTTGGTTAATATAGTCATACCATTTATCTTTAAACCCTTGCGGGTATTGATTCCAGTCAAAGACTGTTTGTATTTTTTTTAATTCTTCAGGTAGCTTTTTAACTTCCCAGAATTGCTCGTTAGTTTTTTTAGATCTTTTATATACTTTTTCAGCTAAAGGTAATGCTATTTTTAGATTTTGAATCTCGTATATTTCACCTATCTTACCTGTCTTGCTTATAACAACAACATCATGCTCTTTGTTATATCCGTAATCCCATTGGTTGTAACGGTTTTTTCTTTTTACAATATGAGGTTTTATGTGGTTATCAACTACACTATATAGATTTTGAATATAAATCATTTTGATCTACCTTCTGCAAATCCTTTAAAAGCTTCTACTTTTGCTTCTAATGGTTTGTCATTTAAAATATTTTCTTCAGCTTCTATCCTAGCTAATATTTCAAAAGCATCAAATATAGCTAACTTTTTAGTAGCGGCAGCATTTTTAAGTCTATCAGCCGAGATATCATCTTCTGAGTCTACGATCTTTTCTTTTGCTACCTTTATAAGTTCTTCAACTGCTATTTGCCCAGCTTGGATTATATTCAGTTTCGTTTCCTTTATTTTCATACTTAATTAGAATATCATTTGATTGCATACAATAAAGTACCTCACCGTCAATTAAAAACTCAAACTCTCTGTTCTTTTTAAATCCGACTAAATCTCCATTGCTGATTTTAAGAGCTTCTAAGGTGCTATTACTATATTTAACTATACCAATGCACTTTTTAAGCTTACTTAAGTTAGAAGTGTCCTTATCAACCACAGGCTTAATAAAGCAGTAGTTGTCTAGGGTTTCCCAAGAGCTTTTGCTCTTTTTCATATAAACCTGATCGATAGAAGCAAAGCACATATCATCTTTAAAGAATTTAGTGCTATTAACTGACTTACCTTTCACGTTGTAGTATCTTCTAAATAGATTGTGATGAACAATAACTCTATCACCTTTACTTAACTTAGTTTTATAAGCTAAAGGCGTAGCTATTATTTCTGCTTCTCTATTTACAAACTTATGGTCAGAGATACTAGAATTAACTATTAGTTTTTTATCACCAATAGTTAACTCGTTATTATATCTTTCACCTATAGGTTTTACTATGAATTGGTGAATACTATTCATTAATATTCTAAATCGTATTCAATTGATACTGCCATGTTTTTATTAAACTTCTTCCAAGGCAAAATCTCATCACTCTTTTTTATATGTATATTATACGATTGCTCGTCTTCTTCAAAAAGAATATGAGATATCGTATGGCCTCCATATACAGACTGACCAACCGCGTAGTGCATAGCATCATTTTTATAATCAGAACCAATGCTGATTTTTCTTATGATATTGTCCACTATTCCTCTTTTTCAATTTCAGTATATGTTCCGTCTTCTATATTTATATTGATGGCTCCGTAAATATCTTCTAATTCTTTTTTATACTTTTCAATGTCATCTACAATTCCAGCATACTCATGCAGTAAGCTATGCTTTTGAGTTTCTAAAAAGCCAATATTAGTTAAAGATTTGTTTAAATCTTTTTGATGCTTTGTGATTACTTCTAATTGCTCACTTGTAATTTTTGATACTTCTTTACTTTCTACTTTTTTCATTTGATTTAATTTAATTGATTATTATTATTATTATTATTATCTAAGAGCTAGTAATCCTGATGTTGCACTTCCAGCTGCCGCAAGATTAACGTTAGAACATAGTACGCTTAAAAAAGTTCCAGCTGCTACACCTACAAATTTTACTTCAGTAGAATCACTTGCTAATGTTAGAGTTACGTCACATGCGGTTCCAGCGTATAGAGATACCGGATGTTGAGTAAAATCCGTGCTTGGTAATTCTAAATTAGCCGCCGCTGGAGTGTATGTTATTGCTCCTGTTATAGCTGGATTTTGAACTCCAAAACCCTGTATTAAAGCGGTTGAACTAAATGTAATAGTTTTACCTGATGCAGAATTAGGTCCTTTAGTAATTACTGTTATACTGGCTACTGTGCCATCAGCAGCTGAGGTTACTTGATATAAAGCACCTGCAGTTGTTCCTAGCGTGCTTTTAGTTGCTGAACCGGTAAATGTTCCACCGTCGGCATAAACAACAGCTGTTGAACTTGCGGGTAAATTAGCTACAGTGCTAACTAAAGCAGCGTTTGCTAACACTACGGTTTCAGCTTTTAGCGTAGAAACTAAAAGAAGATCAATAGCACTTGTAGTGAAATCACTTTGATTTTTTTGATACATAATTTTTTATTTTACTTTGTCTTTTATTTTTTCGTATGTTCTAAGACCTCCTAATCCTAGCATACCTAGAAGTACGGTCATTAAATGTTCCATTTGTAATGGTGGTGGAGCGTCAGTTGTATTAGTTATCCATATAAAGAGATCTCTAATAACGAAGTTGTAAGCTAATGCAAACCCACATATCCAACCTATAAACGGTCGCCATCCGGCAACGAATAAGGTTCTATGTGAAGCTTCAGCTAGATTTATTTTGGTTTGAAGTTCTATTAATTTTTCGGGATCTAATTCTTTCCCTTTAATTGCTTCTCTTATTTCCCAAGCTAAACCTCCAGCTACAGACTTCCTACCTTCACCTCCTTTTAAAAGACCGAGTAGTACTTTCCACATTATTTTTTAGTTTTATTATACGCTTCTTTTTCCCAAGGAAGATTTTTAGCACCTTCTTTCATTGAAGCTCTTGAGTATTTTTTACCTTTCCATATAACGTTGTCATCATCATAGTCTAAATCGCCTCGTTTCATTTGGTCGATATGAACCATTTCGTGATCTATAACTTCGTCTATCTGTTCAGGATCTTTTATTTTGTTATTTAAAGTAATGCTTCCATTATTGTTAGCTTTACCTAATACACCATCTTCCATATCTACATTGTAAATAGGAGTGTTATCAGTACTGTAAGGCGCACCTTTCATTATAAAGCTCATAAATTATTGTTTATAAGGAAAAACTTTATTTAAAGTTTCTTTTCTTTGTTGACAACCACAGGGAATATTTAATCCCTGTGATACTTTGTCAACGAAGGTTTTGATTCCAGTTGCTTCTGTAAATTTCTCTACGCTATCACCGAAACCTTTTGATTTGCTCATTATGCAAAAGTAGCTGTTCCCCAGAACATTTGAGCTCCATTTGGAAGTGCTACTGTAGCAGCTGCTTGGTCATTACCTAAAGAACAAGTAGTTACTACGCCACCTGGATTTGCTGTCATAGCTGAATATACTGCGTCTTCTAAAGGATTTCTTTGTCCGTCTACAAATGCTGGAGCTACTAAAGCAGATTGACTAGTTGAAGGTTGAAGAGTTAAAGATGTGTAACCAGCGATAGTGTTTCTACCAGTAAGTCCAATAATTACACTAGATTGAGCTCCTGCTGCTCCTGCTCCAGCAACTGTTGTGATGTCTTCTACGTTTATCAAGAGCGGTGAAATCGGGGCAGCTGGTTGAGTAGCGCCTGTAAGCGTAATGTTAAATTTGATGAATTTTGCCATTGTGTTTGTTGTTTGTTGTTTGTTGTTTGTTGTTTGTTGTTTGTTGGCTAGGTTTTAGACAGTCCTAATCTGTTTTTATTCGTAATCTTTTTTAGACTTACTGTCATCACCTTTTTTACCACCATACATAGCAGCGGGTGATTCTTTTTTCCCATACATAGATAATGGAGATGAATTAGAATGCTTAGACATAAATGAACCTCCGCTAGCGTGTGAAGCTATAGGATTGTCACTCATTAAGTTTTTCTTTTCTTGAGATGAAGATTCTTGTCCGTAACCTTTGTTTAGGTTTTTTACTGGAGTTTTGTCTTTATACATAATTTTATTTTTTAGTTGGTTTATTTATATTGATTTGTAGCTCCTTTGTCTCCTTTTACGTATGCTCTGTTTTTTATTCTACTTGCTTTTTTCTCAAGTCTATTAGTAGCAACCAATTTACCTTGAGATTTTTTAAGATCAGCTTTTCTTTCTGCTTTACCTAGTCTTTTTTCTCTTCTATTTTGTCCTAAAGTAGTATAAGATGAAGTTGAATTAGATTCAGTTGACGCTGATGCTGTTCTAGCACTTGTCATTGGATTTGATCTACCGCTACCGCCAGTAAGTCCAAGTCCACCAGTAGAAGCTTCAGAAACGCCATAAGATCCCTTAAGAGAAGCTGGTTTATCTCCAATCGTAATCATTCCAAAAGCTTGTGGTTTCTTGGTTTCCGCATTAGCATTCACTTTGTTACCACTACCCATTCCTGTACTTATTTTAGGTACTGAAGTTAGGGTTTCTGGTTCTAAATTAACACGGCTTGTAGAGCGACCTGGGGGCGTCGTGTGGATTCCTCCATGGAGTTCTGCAGGAGAATCAGATATAGCTTTTTGTAGATGTTGAGGTAATTGATCTTGATCACCTACTAAAGCTTTTTCAAAAGGTGAATCTTTTTTATAATCTTTATCAGCATCATGCAATTGTTTTTTAGCATCATAGATTAGTTCACGATCGTGAATCATTTCTTCTTTTCTTGAGTGTCTTGCATTTCCGGTATATTGACCGAAGTGTCCTTTTTCCATTGTTTTAGTATTTATGTTTGTTTAGCATTTCCATCTTCTTCTAGCGGCTTTACCTCTTTCTCCGGTCCAACCTTTTGATCTAGCACAGAAAGATTTACGACGTTTAGCGTCTTTGCTCCCTGGTTTTACATCTCCAGTAACAGCAGTTTTTAACTTACTACCTGGATTTTGTGCTTTATATTTTTTAACTCCTTTGCTAGTCATGCCAGCGCCCTCTTCAGTTGTTCTGAAGTTTCTACCTTTCCCTTTAGTAGTTTTTCTTACTTTAGCTAAAGGCGAGTTATATTGTATATAAGCCATATTATGATTATTACTTCTTTTCTTTAAGTTTTACCCATTTAGCTATTGTATACCCTATACTTATAAGTAATAAAATAACCTTTAGACCTACTTCTATGTGTGTCATACTCAATCCCAACGCTATAGCATTAGTTCCTAATACTTTAAAATCCAAATGATTCATTTTTTTAGTTCATTCCTAATCCAGCATCACCTTTAGCGATCTGAGTTATTGGTCCAGCTTTGTACATTGTAGGGGCTTTTAAAACCTGCATACCTGTAATACCAGAGCTAGATCCAGATCCATGTAAACGACCTGTTTGGTCTAACGGTCCGTCCCATATTGCTGATTCACCTACTACTCCACTAGAACCTTTGTCTGCTTTTTGATGTGCTTTGTCGTTGTGCATAATTTTATTTTTTTGTTTTTATTGATTTTAACATTTTATCAATCTTAACTGCTTGTCCTTTATGTAGTGCAGAAGCTTTTTTTAATTCAGCTGATATTTGTTTTAGTTTTTTAGCATCCATAGTTTTATTTTTTACAACCAAAGTTGTTAGCATAATTAGCCATTTTTCTAACGCTAGGACTATATTTATCTTCACCAGCACTCATAACTGCAGAAGCAGCACTGCAGGCATCATCAAAACCATTTGATTTAGCCCACTTAGTAAATTTACCTTGGTTTTTCTTTTTTATTTCAGGAAAACCTTTTTTGTAAAATGGTGATTTCATATTTTTATTTTAATTATCTAATTCGTCCATTTCTTGATCTTCAATATGTAAGGGTGTTCCCTTCATAGCTAGCATAGATGCTCTTTGACCGCTTCCAAATAATTGTGAGGCTACGTCAGTGTCTCTTCCTATTGATTGATTGCCAACAGGATTTGAATCCATTTCTAGCATTCTTTCTCCGGTGCCTGCGTAAGATCCAGATTCAGCAACTTGATTTGGTGGAGGTAATGATTCTTGAGTTGCTTCTTTTCCTCTTAATCCATACTTATCCATTAATCCACCAGCTGCTTGAGCTGCGGCTCCAAATACACCACCACCGCCTTGTGCAGAATCAGTTGGTTTTTGTCCTATAGCTTTTATTTCCGCCATTGATTTTCCTCCTAGCATGCTTCCAGCTATTGACATAGCAGATTGACTTTGAGGTTGTGCCCCAGCAATTGAACCTACAGCACTTTCATTGTGATAAAAAGGTGAGTTTCCTTGTGAATCCTCAAATTGAAAATTAGGTTTAACTGAACCTTTTTTTCTGTCTTGAATCCCGCTGGCTTCTGCTTGTTGAGCTTTAAATAAATGGTAAAAATTATCACCTAATTTCGGATTATTCCCACTATTACTATTATTTGTACCACCTCCTTCTTTTTTCTGGGTTGAATAATCAGTATCCATGAATTCATCAACTTTAGTATCTTTATAGCTTTTTAAGTTATATTTTGCCATATTTTCTGCATGCGTTGCAGGTTTTTTAGCTGGACCAGTATTACCTTTACCCCATTTAATCTCCATAGCTCGTTGATGCTTTAAATCACCAGCAGCAGCTTCAGCTGCTCTCTGATCTTTATTCATAGATGTGGTAATAGCTTTAGTGCCTAATTCGCTAGCGGTTTTAGCTATCTGCTTGCCTACTATAGCACCCACTATTGGCTGTATAACTGTAGATGGATTTCTATAAGAAGATGCTCTTCCGTCAAATATATCTACTTTTTTAAATGGTGACTTTGATTGCATATTATCTATTTTTGTCGTTGTTTACGTTTTTAATTGCAGTTATAAGAACTTTATCTGTGTAAGTTTTACCTAACATTATGTTATTTCTTGAACTAGTTGGGATGTCTTCATCTCCAAGCATAATACGATACATTCTTGCTATTAGTTGTTTACACTTTAAAGAAACTTTGTATATGTTGTATTTCTGAGTAGTTCTGTTTCTATTTCTAAAAACTACAACCCATCCATCTTTAACTAACTTGTTCCAGCGTCTATTGTCCCAACTGTAAGCATAGGTACCGATTTTAAAATCTTGTTTAGTGAAAAATCCCATGCAGTCAAAATATATAAGTAGTTCTAAATCAGCATCGTTTAAATTGTTATTTCTACACGCCCATTTTCTTACTACTCTATAATGCTTTAATAGGTTTAAGTCCCTAATGTCACCTGCATTTAACTTTCTCACAAAACAACAACAATGTCCTGTATCTTAATAACAGTATATTGTTCTTTATCAAATTCTATAGAATGACCAGCATGTCTATCGTAATAGATCTCGTCACCTTTATTCAAAGCACTAATCTCGTCGCTTACTGAATATATAACAGCTTTAACGTATCTTATGTCTTCTCTATCTTTTTTAACTAAAAGCAAACCACCTTTAGTTTTGTCACCTGTTATTTTAACAGGCACAATCACTACGTTGTTACCTATTGCTTTCATCAATTCTTAAATTATTGATTACACAATCAGTTGATAATATTGTAGTAGCTACGGAAGCTGCGTTACGAAGTGCACTTTTGGTAACTAATAGAGGATCTATAATTCCTTGCTTAATCATATTTACCATATTACCTGTAACCACATTAAGACCTCTACCTTTACTCTTTGGTAATTCATATTCTAATATACCAGCGTTATCTAATATTGTCTTAAAAGGCGCTCTAACAGCTTCTAGTAACACTTCTTCCCCAGTTGACTTAGCAACTATGTTTTGTGAAGCATTTAATAGTGCAATTCCGCCTCCTGGAACAATACCCTCTTTAATCGCAGCTTTAGTAGCGCATATAGCATCTTCTACTCTATCTGTTTTTTCTTTTAACTCTATATCAGAATTAGCACCAACCTTTACCACTGCAATCTTAGCTGATAATCTAGCTAATCTTCTTTCTAAGCGTATTACCGCTCCTGGGTTTTGTGTAGTTGATAAATCTTTTTTAATCTGCTCTATGATCTTTAATACTTCTTCTGATGAATCCTGAACCTGTATAATAGTATCTTTTTCAGTTGTAACTGATCTAATACAATTACCTAGAAGCTCGGGTTGAATTAAATCCATATCATCACCAAGATCTTCAT